CCCTTATGGAACTCCTGACCCTTCAGTAGAAATGCCGAGAGAAGTTTATTTTATTGATAAAAAAACAACAGAAAATAGGACTATTGTAGAATTTGAAATGGTAAGTAGTTTTGATTTGTTTGGCATTGGTGCGCCAAAAAAACTTGTCACAAGAGATGACTTTAAAGGTGTTGGAACTTTTGTTAACTTTTAGATATGACTTGGAAAGAATCTTTCAAAACATACGCACAAGAACAAACACCAAATGAAGCGTGTGGGTTGCTTGCAATAATAGATGGCAAAGAAACCTTTTGGCCTTGTAAAAATTTAGCTGAAGGCAAACATGAATTTTTTATGCTTGACCCTGATGACTGGGTAGAGTGTGAAGATACAGGAGAAGTTGTTGGTGTAATTCATAGTCATCCTGTAGGAGCAGCAATAGCTTCAGAGGCAGATAAAGCATCTTGTGAACACATAGGCTTTCCATATTATATTTACAGTATTAATCAAGATCACTGGACTTGTATTGAACCTTCAGGCTGGAAGGCTCCTTCATTAATTGGTAGAAGGTTTATCTGGGGTAAATATGATTGCTGGTCTATTGTGACGGATTGGTTAAAAGAAAATAAAAATATAGATATTAAATATTGGCCTAGACCTAAAACATTAAATGATTTTGCAAACAATCCATATTTTGACAAAGTTCTTACAGAATCAAATTTTGTAAAACAACAAACAAACGAAAATTTAAGAGAAGGTGATGTTTTGTTATTTGTTGGTGCAAAACAAAAACTTAGTCATGTCGCTGTTTATATCGGTGATATGATGATATTAAATCATAATTTTAAAGCTTTAAGTTGTAGACAACAACTGAATCTAAATTATCAAAAAGCATTAAAAGGGGTTTATAGATATGCAGCTTAGAACAATAAAAGTATATGGCAATCTTAGAAAATTTTTAGGAAAATCAACATTTGAAGCGGCTGTAAATTCACCGCAGCAAGCATATAGTTTTTTGAAAGCTAATTTTGAAGGTATTGAAAAACATATGAACAATCAGCTTTATAAAGTAAAGATGGGAGGTCGTGTTATAACTCAAGACTTTGTATCTTCCACAGGTCAAGGTGAGATTCAAATCATTCCTGTAGCTGTCGGATCAGATTTTGTATTTGACTTTTTTGAAGACGCTTTTAACTTTGTGGCTAGTAATATAATTCCATTAGTTACAGCCTTTGTTACAGGTGGTACAAGCCTTTTACTTACTACAGCCGCATTAACGCTTGCTACTGATTTATTAACACCTGATCTGCCTACAAATAATGTTTCTTCTGTTGGTGATACCGATCCTAGTATTAGGGGATCATATAGTTTTAGTGGAATCCAGAACGTCAGTTCTAGTGGTGTTCCAATACCAATATTATATGGATATGTTTATAGCGGATCAATTTTGATAAGCTCTGGGGTTGATAATTCACAATTAGTTGCGATCATAAATGATACAGGCACTTACTCTCAATCTGGAAATAGACTTACTGTATATCTAAATAACCATAGTTTTCGTAATGGTGAAAGCGTTGGTATAGATTTTATAAGTGGGCCTTTATCTGGTCATCCAACTTTAGATATAGGATTTGGTAAATTTCTTGTTGAGAATGTTACAACTAACACTTTTGAATCTCCATTAGGTATGTGGAGTAGTCAATCATATGGAAATTCTGATGGTAATGTTGTTAAAGTCCTAAATAGAGTCACATATTAATTATGCCTAGATTAGTAGATGATCAATTATTTGGTAGAGATGGCAGAATTTTAGACCCTGACTTAGTAGAGGGTGGTTTAAGAAGTAAATCTTTCGCAACAGTCGTGGATTTATTGGGTTACGGAGAAATATCAGGTTTTAGAAGCCCATCAAATACATCCTCAGACGTAGAAGATACTTTAAATATAGGAAGAGACATTTTTTTAGATAATACACCGTTAGTAAATGCAAATGGAGATGCAAATTTTCAAAATGTAGATGTCTTTTTTAGAAACGGAACTGCAGACCAAACACCTTTAGGTTCAATAGATTCTTTTGGAGCAGATCGTATAGAAAATACAATTCCTGTTGGAGTTCCAGTTACAAAAAGTACATCAGTTGCAAGATCAATCACAGGTGTTCAAGACTCAGACGGAAACGAACTTATAAAAATGTTGAGAGTAACATTACAGATACCAGCTTTGCAAAATTTTGAATCTGATGGAGATATAACAGGAACCGAAGTAAAAATATCCATAAATATTACAGAAAATGATGGTACTGTTCATAATACTGTTGTTGAAAATTCTATAAGCGGTAAAGCTACAAGTCCATATTTAAAAGATTATGAAATTGATTTAGAGGGCGATAATTTACAATTTCCATTAACTGTAACTGTCATCAGAAATACTGACGATAGCACTAGCTCAAGATTACAAAATACCACTAATTTTCTTTCTATAACAACAATAATTACTGAATCACAAGCTTACGCTGGTTTTGCTTATGTCGGATTAAGGTTTAATGCACAGGAATTTCAAAGCTATCCAAGACGGATGTATAGGGTTAAGGGTACTAAAATTTCTATCCCGCATGATACAGAGATTGATCTTGAAAATGGAAGAGTTATATATCCAGCCGACTATACATTTAACGGAACATTTAAAACAGATAAAGAGTGGTGTTCTGATCCAGCTTGGATTTTATATGACCTGTTGACAACAGACAAAGGTTTTGGTGGTACAGATGGTGTTATCGATGCGGATACTTTAGATGTTTTTAGTTTTTATTCTGCCAGTGCATACAATAGCGAACTGATAACAGATCCAATAACAGCAACAACAGAACCTAGATTTAGCTGCAATGTAATTCTTAATAAGAAAAATGATGCGTTTACTTTAATAAATGATCTCTGCTCAGTAATGAGAGCAATGCCTTTTTATAGTGTAGGGTCATTAACTGTATCTCAAGATCGACCAACTAATACTTCAACTAATACTTCTGATCCTCAATACATATTTACAAATGCCAATGTTAACGAGCAGGGGTTTACATATACAGGGGTGGGACAAAAAACAAAATTTACAGAGGTTGAAGTTTCATATTTTGATAATGATACACAGAGTTTAAACTTTGAATATGTTAGTGCAGATGAAATAACTGCATTGTCAGGTTATACAACAAAATTTGGAAAAATAAGAAAAACTCTTAAATCTTTTGCCTGTACTTCAAGAGGTCAAGCAAATCGGCTTGCCAGATGGTTTTTATATACAAATTTAAAGGAGTCAGAGCTTTGTTCTTTTAAAACAACTCTTGAAGCTGGTGTTATTGTCAGACCTTCAATGATTATTGGTATTGCTGACAGTTTAAGGGCTGGGGTGAGAAGAGGTGGCCGTATAAAATCTGTTACTAATACAACGACTATTGTTGTTGATGATGCCAACAATACTGATTTAACAGCAGAAAATTCTGCAACATTATCTGTAATTATGCCAGATGGTACTACCGAAAGCCGCAGTATATCTTCTGTTTCTGGTACAACTATTACTGTTTCTTCTGCTTTTTCTACAACCCCAAATGCCAATTCAATTTATGCAATAGAAAATTCTACAGTAGCGTTTCAGACCTATAGAGTTTTAGGCATAGAAGAGACTAACCATTGTGAATATAATATTTCAGCAATAATCCATGACACAAACAAATATGCTCAAGTAGAAGATACAACAGTTGCTTCTAATCCAAGACCAATAACAACTTTGTTAGATGAAAAGCCATCACCAAGTAATGCTTCAGCAACAGAGCAAATTGTAGTTTTAAATAACAGAGCAGTTTCTAAAATCTTTGTTGCTTGGGAATCAGTACAAGGTGTAAAAGAATATTTATTAGAATTTCAATATGAAAACGACAATCCAGAAAGGCACAGAATTTCTAGGCCAAGTTTTGAGTTATTTGAATCTAGACTTGGTTCATATACTTTTAAAATAAAATCTTATAACACTTTAGGTAAATTAAGTTCAACAACTACTACTGTTGATGTGCAAGCTGTTGGTAAAACAGAAGTACCAGCAGATGTACAAAATTTAAGAATAGAACCATTATCAGATGAATTTGTAAGATTACGTTTTGATAAATCAACAGATGTTGACGTTTTACATGGTGGAAACGTGGTAATTCGTAGTTC